AAGGACGAGGCAGGGACCTCTGCTGAGTTCGATTCCTGGATGGCACAACAGAGCGAGGATGTCAGGAAGAAGATCCTGGACTGGCACGAATCGCAGACCAAGCCGCTCAAAAACGCCCACGAACGTGGCAAGACTGAGCGGGCTGAGCTCAAGGCCGAACTGGAACGAATCCGCAAGGACAAGTCCTTAGACGCGGACCAGAAGAACGCAGCGATTCAAGCAGAACTCGATAAGGCCAGCCGGAAGGCGGCCTTCTTAGAGGCAATCCCTCCAGAGATCACAGACCGGTCAGCCGCCATGATTCTGGCCGAACACAACGGCCTGATAAAGGACGACGGGACCTGCAACTTCGACAAACTCCGCGAACTCCATCCAGCACTGTTCACCGCTCCCCAGCGTACACCCGGCTTTGCTGGTACGGGGACCGGACAAAAACCGAAACCGGCGACAGACATGAATGCCTGGATAAGGCGGTCTTTGAGAGGCCAGTAATCCCAGGCTGATAACGGTCATCGCCGGGCTGAAGGAGTCCAGGCGATGGCCTACAACAATTACATGGACCGGGACAACGACGTTGGTGCGTTGATTCCGGATGAAGTCGAGAGAGAAATCTTCAAGGCAGTCCCGGAGACCTCCTTTGTCATGCGAATGGCGCGGCGGCTCCGGGATATGTCCACCCACGAAAAGGATCTCCGGGTGGTTGACGGGTTGGCCCAGGCTTACTTTGCCGGGGCGACCACGGCGGCCAGTGGAGACAAAGCCCGTCTCCAGACCAGCGAGATCTCCTTCGATAAAAAGACCATCAAGGCCGCCAAACTGGGGGTCATTATTCCCATCCCAGAGGATGTCCTGGATGACCAGGATTATGACATGTGGGGTGAGGTGAAGCCCCAGGTGATCGAGGCTCTGGGAGCAGCCTTTGATAAGGCTGTTTTGTATGGCACAGACGCACCAAATGACTGGCCGACCAACCTGGTTGCCGGTGCTACCGCAGCGGGAAACACGGTTTCCCTGGCGGCCTGTACCGACCTCTATGACGCGGTTCTTTCCGAGGATGGTGTCATCTCCAAAATCGAAGCCTGTGGTTACATGGTGAATGGCCACATCGCCTATATGGGAATGCGTTCCCGGATGCGTGGGGCGCGGGACTCCAATGGGCACCCACTCTTCAACTCTGAGCCGAACAGTGCCACCCGGTACACCTTTGACGGTGAGCCGGTGTGGTTCCCGAAGAACGGCTCTATCAACCCGGCAACCTCACTGGATGTCACGGGTGACTGGTCTCAGTTGGTTTACTCCATGCGCAAGGGAGTGACCTTCAAGATGCTGGATCAGGCCCCCATTTATGACAACTCCGGAGTCCTCCAGTTTAACCTGGCACAGGATGACATGGTGGCTCTCAAGGTGACCATGCGTCTGGGTTGGGAACTCCCGACACCACCGAATCGTCTGGACGCCACTCCGTATCCGTTCGGCGTTCTGACTGCTTAGGAGGCCACCCCATGAACCAGAAAACCAAAAAAATCATCCTGATTCTGATGCTTCTGCTCCCGGTGTTCGCGCTGGGAGCCTGGTATCCGGTCAACCCCAGAAACGGTGACATGCAGACCGATGGTCTGCTGACTTACAAGGCACAGCAATGCCACGTGGCCCACTATAGGTGGGCTTCTCCGGACGCGGCTGCGGCTACGGCGATTGCCTCGGTCACTCCGGCCAGCACATCGGCGCGGATCATCACTACGGGAATCACCAATCCGGATGTGGCGAGGAACCTGGTCATGGCCGCTGCAACCTCCTATTCGGGGGTGGTGGATGTCACCGGAACCAACATCTCCGGGGAGGTGATTACCGAGGCGTTCACCCTGTCGGGCACTTCAACAACCACCGGAACCAAGGCGTTCAGGACGGTGACTTCGTTTGAGGTTCCAGCCAACGAAACTCTGCAACTGGGGACGGGAGAGAAGCTTGGACTCCCATATATGTCCGCCTACACCACCGTGTTCAACACGTTTTTGAACAACACCATTGAGGGTACAGCTGCAGCTGTGACGAGGGACGTGGATGAGATCGAGAAGAACACGCTCGATCTTAATTCGTCTCTCAACAACACTCAGGTGGATGTGCTCTTCACGTGGTACTAAGGAGGCCCGCTATGGGTTGGTACAAACCACAACCGTTCGACATTGCCCAGGAGATGCATAAACGCTCCACGGCCAGCACATTGAAGGCCAAGGCGCTCGCACTCCGTAAACAGGCCAATGCGGTTAAGGCCGACCTGGATGAAGCCACCAAGAAGTACAAGGCGGCTGACCAGAAGGCCAGCAAAGCCGAGGCCGAGGCCGAAAAGGCCGACAAAGAAGCCCAATCCAAAGCCGGGGCCACAACTCCGGAAGGGGATTCCGGTGAGAAAGGGAAGGAGTAACAAATGGCAATCACAGCAACACTCGCAAATACGCTCTCGACGGCGGAGACTGTCTCCGGTCTCAAGGTTTCCACATCGAGCGTGACTCACACCGATTCGCAGAGTCATACACTGAGTGCGTCCACGACACCCCCGGCCACCAAGCATGTGGCCAAGAATGTGGCGCTTGTGGCGGGAGCCGCAACCATCGATCTGACGGCTCTCACCGCATGGGGCACCAACGGGGTCACCGAAGACTGCTCTGGGCTGAAGTTGCAGATCCTTCGTGCCAAGGCCACGCTGACAAACGCGAACCCGGTCACGATCAGCACGGGAGCCAGCAATGGTTACGCGGCATTTGGTGCGGATTGGTCCATCGCGCTCTCCGCTGGACAGGAAGTCACGCTGTACGGCAACGACGCCACGCCGGATGTTGCGGCTGGGGCCAAGACCATCGACCTGGCCGGGACGCTGACTCAATCCATCGATATCGAGATGGTGTTCGGATAAGCCGATGGCCGCGACTGCTGACCAGATTGCCCAGCTCCGCCGGATGACCAACGAGGTGACCAGTAGCACCTACTCGGACACCACCCTGGCGGGAATGATCGCAGCGAATGCCATCCCGGACAGCGAGGGTCGTCCAATCGACCACGATGACTGGGAGGACACCTATGATCTGAATGCCACGGCGGCGGAGATCTGGGCGGAGAAAGCAGCGGCATTTTCGACGGAGACCGACTTTTCGGCGGACGGTGGATCCTTTTCGCGTTCGCAACTGTATGAGATGGCCATCAAGCAGTCTCGATTCTACGCGGCGAGGCAAACGGTCCGGAGCATGACCCTTGAGCGTCCCCGTGTGAAGAACCGTTATTCAGACGGTTATGGGCACGGCGGATACGATGTGGCGGCGACTCATGGCACTCACTGACAGCATTCAATCCATGCGGGCGGCGGCGGAAGCCTCGTTGAATGACCTCTGCTACCTGGGGACGGCTCCCCAGGTGGGGGGTCTCGAACCGGGTCACCTCCCGGTGGTCTGGGGCACCTCGTTGGTCAGATGTGGGGTGAATGTGAACACCCCACATGAGGCAGGCGGTGGAAGCCAGATTGATATTGGGACGATCCTGATCCGGTTTGCCTATTCACAAGACCTCGATGGTGTCACCCACATCCGGCTTATTCAGCGGTATGGGACGGCCCTGCCAGAGAGCGAGGATTATGCACTCGATGGGACACCGGTCTTCGGGACCACGGTCCGGTTTGCGCAAGCTCAGCGGGTGACAGGGGGATCGGTCAAATGAGCCAGACCATCAAGATTTCCTCCAAGTTCACAAGCGGGATTGAGTTGACCATGCAGCAGTTGACCAACGCCACGGATTACGCGCTCAAGGCAATGGCCATGCGGATGGCAGCCTTGGCAAAGCGGCCACCTCCAAAAGGATCACCTGTAGCGGGGGTACGTGTGCCGGAATGGTCCTGGGTTAAGAAGACCAAAGGACCAGGCGGCCACAACCGGGACTCAATCCGGTTCGAGAAGACGGATCACCTAAAATACGTGGTCCGTACCGAGACGGGCTACGGCGGATTCCTGGAACTAGGAACCTCCAAGATGCCCGCCAGACCCTACATGGCTCCGGCCTTCAAAGAGGCGAAAGGCGAGTTTATTGGCCACCTGAAGGAAGGAATCAAGGCAGCATGAACGATCCGATCCAGATCATATATGAGTATCTGAGTGAGAGTGGAACGGCGCTCGCCACACTCCTGGGGGGGCGGATCTGGTCGCCTGTAGTGGCGGCGGGATTCAAGAACGAGGAGCCAGCGATTGTGTTCCACCCCAGTGGTGAGTCTCCGGAAGCCCCGGCCAATGTGATTGCTAATACGATTGTCTTCAAGTGCTATGGCGGTGATGCGACTTTTCAGAGTGCCCGTGATGTGGCCAAGGCGCTCTATGACAGACTTCACCGGGCGCGTGCGCAGACCACAACAGGGGAAATAATGCTCTCGCGTTGCACCAACATGTACCAGGGAGGGGAGGATCCAGACACGGGCTGGCCCTTCCAGGTGGCGATCTTCGACATTACGACGCAATAAACCAAGGAGGATAAGATGGCAGCCTTTGTAACACAGACCAACATTATCACGGCGGTAGCGCTTCACCTGACCGCTGAATCAGCGGTCCCCACCTCGCTCCCAGCGGCGGGGGCCAGTATGGATTGGACAACCAGTCCAGACGGATGGACGCCCTTTAACTTCAAGTTCGCGGAAGACGCCTTCACGGTTTCCAAGAACGACCAAAAGCGAATTGTGATCCAGCCGCCGGGTGTGGCCAACAAAACGCGGGTCATTGAACTGCCTGAGACGATCGACGCGATTGACGCCACGGCCTACGAAATCGGCGGAGTGGTGCTGGCCTATGCCACCAACTGGACGGTGGCCAATGGGATCTATGAGCCAAATTCCGCAGGGCATACCGCCTACCGCGCCGTGATCATCGAATACGGCGGGATCGGCTTTTACTACTTCCCGAAGGTCACGATTTCGGTTGACCCGGCAGCGGGCGGCATTTGGACGCCAGGCAGTCAAAAGGTAAAGATCGAAGTCTACGGAACCACCACGATCCCCTCGGGGGCGCGTTGGTATCAGTACCAATAACGGCAAGCGTAAAGGGGGAGAGGCTGCCTGAGCGTCCTCTCCCCACCCCTATTCATTCAAGAGGAGAGACTGATGGGTAAGGAACCTGAGAAGAAGAACATGGGATCGAGTGATCGTGAGATCCTCGATAAAGCCACCTGCACGATTGAGATCGGCGGTAAGTCGTATGTGTGGGTGGAAGTGGGAAGGCGTAAGGCGCGGGAGATGCTGGCGGACATAGCCGCGATCATGGACAAGAGCGAGACATCGGGAGGGGGTCAAAGCGGTGTCCTGGCGATGTTCAACGAGTGCCTGGAGTGGTTTTACCGTTGGAATCCGATCATGCGCAACGACAAGGCTACGCTCGATGACAACGCCACGAACGACGAAATCATCAAAGCCTTCCGTGCGGTGAGAGAGGTGCTCGACTGCCCTTTCCGGCGGGATATGGAGGCAGCCCGGGAGAAACAGATGTCCACGCCGAATCCCGAATCCTCGAGCTAATGGCCAGTGAGTGGGGGATTTCTCCGTTAGAAATTGATGAGAAGTGGACGAACCGGCAATTCTGGATGTTTGGCAAGCGGCTCATTGAACGTCTGGGCAAAAGGTCGAAACGGAGCGGTGAGAGCCTGATCGGGAGGGTGAGATGAACCAGTTAAGCGCGGGCGATGTGATCTTCTCGATTGGTGCGGATCTGAGCGGGTTCAGCAAGGAATTGCAGGACGCTAAGACCCGTATCCAGGAGTTCGGAACCTCCCTGGACAAGATCGGGAAGAACTTCGGGAACTCGCTCGATGAAGCGGCCAAGAAGCCCAAGGAACTCTCCAAGAAGGTCAAGATCTCTTCTCAGGAAATCTCTTCCAACCTCAAAAGTATTTCCCTCGCCTCTGGGTTGTTCGGGGCCTCTGTCATGGGGGCTTTCGGTGGGGCCGCGAAAAAAGCCGCTGATTATCAGTCCAGCCTGAACCAGATCCGGGTGCTGGGTGTCAGGGACATGGGACTGGTCGATGAGGCGGTCCGCAAGGTGGCCAAGACCTTCGGGACGGACCTGTCCGAGACGGCCACGGTCGCCAAGGATGCCATTTCCACTTTCGGAACCGAGGGGAAGGGGCTAGCCGATAGCCTGACCTTTGTGGAGCAGTCAGCCAAGGCGGCGGTGGCCGGGTATGTCGGTCTCACGGATGCCTCCAAAGCCACTACCTCGATTCTCAAGGTCTTTAACCTCGAAACCAATCAGACGCTGGAAGTCATGGATGCCCTGAAAGTCGCCACGGATCTGGGCATTACCGACATGCAGCGTTTCGCTCCGGAGGTCTCGAAGCTTGGTGTGCAGTTCCAGTCCGCCGGGATGACCTTCCAGGAGATGACCTCTTCCCTGGCCGCGATGACGTTGGTTGAGCAGGATGTGGGCCGTGACACGATGTTCTTGACCAACCTGCTGAAGGTGCTGGGGGGTGGCAACCAGGAGGCATCCAAGGCCGCCAAGGAGATGGGGATCGAGTTTTCGGCCACGGCGCTGGAGACCAAGAAACTCAGCGGCATGGTGGCCGAGGTCACTGAGAAGACCAAGGGCAACAAGGACGCGCTGCGGAAGTTGTTTCCGGACATGGATGCCTATAACGGCTATTTGACCTTCGCGCGGGTCAACAACGGGGATTATCAGAAGATTCTGGACAAGGTGAACAAGTCTCTGGGGGAGACCGAAAAAGCCTACCAGGATGTCATCGCGCACGATCCCACTTTCCATCTGAAGCAGATGAGGGCTTCTTTCCTGGATCTGTCGATTTCGATTGGGCAGAAGCTCATCCCGGAGATGGAGGGATGGGTCACCTCCATCAGGGATACGATTCAAGGGTTGGATGACCTGGAAGATACCATTCCGGGAGTGACCGGGTTCGCCGCAACGATGGGTGTGAAGATGGGTGAGGCGGCGATTGCGATTGCCGCGATCAGCTATGCGAGCGCCAAGGCGATCACGGCGCTGGCAGCTCTCAAGACTGCCATGGCCTGGATAGCCGGGCTGGGTGTGGCGGGAACCGCAGGAGTTGGCGGGGTAGCAGTTGGTGGGATCGGGTACGGCCTGTATTCCCTGTACGACACGTTCACGAAGTATGGACCGGAGATCGAGCGCAATGCCAAGGATATGGGGGCGGCGTTCAAGAACCTGTTCACGAGCGCGGACGATTCACTCGGTAAGTTCGAGGATTCGACCCAGCAGCATCTGGGAGCGACCGCTGAGAGCATGGATGCCTTCGGGCAGGACCTGGATGAGAAGATCGGTCATTCGACCTGGATCGATGCCTACAAGCGCAACGCGGACGAGGCGGAGAAAGAATTTGGTCGTTGGTCCGGGGCCATCGAGGAAAACATCTCCCGTGTGAAAGAGATCACGATCACGGTGGAGCCGATCCTGCAGGAGATGGCGGATTTGTCCGCTAAGTTGCTGGGTCCGGCTGAATTTCCGGGATTGAATATCGATCTGAGTGCTGGGTCCGGGATTGTGGCGAGCGAGGGGGCGGGGAAGAACCTGTTTGCGACAGCATTCGCGTTGGAAGAGCGTTTGAACGCCATGGCCGAGGCGGCCTGGAAGGCGACTGAGAGCACGGTCCAGGTATCCGGGAAGTTGTATGCGCTGAAGGACGCGAGCCTTGCGGCGGGCGAAGGCATGGCGATGGTCGCGGGGGAAACGGACAAAGCCAATGCGCAGTGGGTATTGGGCAGCGGGGCTATCGGGAAGCTCGAGGACGGGGTTGGGGAGGCTGAGAATGTACTGAGGATTTTCGGACAGACCCTAGACCTATCGACCGAGGGAGTCAGAACCAACACGGGGGCGGTTGGCGATAACGCGCGGGCGTTCGATGCCACGGATTACGCGCTCAAGAATTTCCTCGAGACCTATGGCCTTTACGAGGGCAGCCTGAAGCGTGGCTCGGATCAGTTGGACAAGAGCATCGCGGAATACGAGCGGATGCAGGAGGAAATCGACGCGCTCAGCGACAGCATTGAGGACCAAACGCGCAAGGTAAAGGAAGCTGAAGACGCCTACCAAATGCTCGCGGAGACACGTGGTAAGGACTCCGAGGAAGCCAAGAAACAGTTCGCGGTCTGGCAGGATGCTCAGCGAGCTCTTGAGGCATCACAGAAGGAGTTAGAAAAGTTAGAGGCCAAATCATCGGCTGCGGAGGCCGGAATCCGCGACATGTCCGAGGGGATCAGGGCCGAGGCTGAGGACCTGATGACCGCCACGGGCGCGGCGGATGACCACGCCAAGGCGCTGTATGGAGTGGGGAACGCGGCGGAAGTGGCGGGTAACAAATACGACCTGTTCGGCAACCTGGTCGAAGAGGCCGGGTACAAGTACGACATGTTCGGGAAAATCGTGGGGAAGGTTACGGAGGAGCTCGAGCATTTCAGTTCGCGGTTTGCGGGTTCAGTGACGGAATCCCTGTCCGATTTCGAGGAAATCTACGACGCCGCCTCCACGGCATTAGGGGGATCCGAAAACCTGATCTGGCAATGGAAGCGGCATATTCTACAGACGCTGCGTTCGGCGCGTGGCGGGATGGAGGTGGAGATTCTCACGCTGTCGGACTACATCAGGAAGATTTTGGGGATCACCGAGGAGAAACTTGCAGCTCACGCGGAGCAGGCGGCGAGGAAGTTTGAGCTGGGGTACGAGGAGTGGCAGGCTTTGGCGGTTGAGTATTACGACGACCACAACCGGATCATGAACGAGTTCTGGAGGGTCTACGCGAGCACCCAGAGCCTGAGTCTCGATCAGGCCGCCGATGTGATGCAGGACTATTACCGTAAGATGGTGGACCTGCTGGAGGCCACCTCGGACGCGACCGAGGACAGCAGCCGTGACAGCAGCAAATCACTGACCAAGTTGTCCACGGCGGTGCAGAAGTTGGGGAGCGACTGGTCATCCACGACCAGGACTATCGTGACCGCCGCGCAAGACGCTTACGAGGCGATTCGTAAGGTGGCCACGGCAACCGGAACGAAGACCAGGGCCTATGCCGCCGGTGGCGTGACGGATCACCCGATGGTGATGGTGGGGGAGAGAGGGCCTGAACTTGCGGCATTACCGGTTGGGACACGAATCCTCTCGCATGAGGACATGATGGCGGCGGCGAGCATGGGGGTGAGGGGGTTCGCGGACGGGGGCGTGGTTGGTGATGTATATGATTATGTTGCCTGGATGAGGCGTTCCGGAGAGGCGGCGTTTTATCAACAGATCCTAAACATGGATCTCCGTACAATGTTATCCATGCTGAATGGTGTGGTGAGATCAAAGCGGACAGAACTTTTAGAAATCGCCAAATTGTCCCGTGGAGCCGATCAATATGAGGCTCTTCAAGAAATGCTTGGAATTTCTGGCATCACCAAGGACAACTTTGATCTTACATCTCCATATGAATTGGGTTCATCGGAATCGGGCCGGGATATTTTCGCGGCTGGGAAGAGTTTTGCTCAATTAGCCGCTGATTACAGGGATCGTCAAACTGGATCGGGAGCTGGGGATTCCACTGTACAAGGAGACACATCCACATCGGCGGAGACCACGGCGGTGGCGGCGGGGTTGACCCTGAAAAAAGCAGCAAGTGTGGCAACAGCGGCTACATCGGCGGGAGACAACAAGATTGACGCGGAGACGCTCCAGCGGGTTTATGAGGGGATCTTCGGTTCATACTCTGGGGCCTTGGAATGGGGGATCGGGGAACGCAAAACTGGAACGATCGACAGACCGGGAGGTGGATATTTCAATTGGGAGGCGAGCGAGGATCGTGCGCTCATGGCGGGCGCGAAACCCGAAAGCGATCACATGTTATGGGATCCATTGCGAGGATATTGGGCGGCATCGACCGAGGCGAATGCAGCCAGGGCGGTTGCGAAACTGAAACTCTGGTTTGCATTGAAACGGATTCAGAATACTCCGTCATCGGTGATGGGATTCGCGGAAGGTGGTCTTGTTGGGGGGAATGATTGGTTGATTCAGAGCTTAAATGATCTGCGCAAGAAGGCCCCCAAGGGTGGGACCTATTTTGTATCGAATTTCCCGGTTTCAACGTTGAATGTGCCGAGTGATGATGATCCACAGGTTGGTTATTGGGAAGTTGTTGGATCAGTGGTTGGTGGATCAGGGAGTGGGTCGGGATCTGGCAATGGATCTGATCTAACGGATTTGGCCGCCACGGAATTACCCTGGATGCCTCAAGAGGGAATTGAGTTGATTGATCTGGGGATCTCGAATCTGTGGGAGAAGATGGCTGCCGCGAATGAGGCGAGTGGAGGCGGGTCTTCAGGAGCGGATCCTTATGCCGGTCTGGTGATGACATCGGGCGGACAGACCTATGTGAAAATGCCGCTATTCTGGGGGTCGAATGCGGGCAGTTATCAGTGGGAGCCGATTGAAAGAGCCGAGAGGGTGGTTTTCGAGAATCATTATGGGATTCCTTTTCCCTCATACGCCGAGGGAGGAGTTACGGGTAGCCGGATGGTCCTGGTGGGGGAACGTGGCCCTGAATTGGCGTCTTTGCCGATGGGTACGCGGGTGATGAGTCATGAGGCCATGATGCAGGCGGTGGCGGGGTATGCCGATGGAGGGGTGGTAGGATCGAGGGCGGTCCGGGCCTTGGCCGAAGGTGGTTTGGTGGACCTAGCCAACGGGGGTGGATCATCTGGAAACAGCACCACGCTGACTATCAACTCGCCACTGGTCCAGGTGGACCGTGTCGATGCCTCCAACACGGCGGATGTGGACAGGTTTGTCAGGCAGGTAAGCGACGTGTTTAAGCGTCAACTCTCCAGTCTGGGGCTATCGCTCAATGAGGTGGGGAGGGCATGAGATGGCCGATTCCCTGAGTTTCGGCGGGGTGGATCTGTCAGGTAGCACCTACGGTGTCACGGTGGTGGAAGGGCCGATCCAGGCGCTAGCCGAGCCGAGGCTCTCGAAATCGGCGCGTTCGGGCGGCCATGGGTCTGTGGTGCGTGGCAACTACATCGGGGAACGTACCCTCACGGTTCCGGTGATCGTGGAAGGTTCCTCCCATGCAGACATGCTGGCGAAGGTGGACGCATTGCGGGCCTTGTTTGTGCCGGGGACGGATGAACAACTCACACTCGATTACTGGCCGGGGCGGTATTTAAATTGCCGTTTGGCGAAGGCGATTGAAGGCAAGGTTTATGGGGGGCGTGGTTTGGAGATGGATCTGGAGTTCATTGCCGGGGATCCGCTGTGGTACGGCACCACGCTGCATACCCGTACGATTACCAACAGCAATTCCTTTGATGATTGGAGGGTGGCGTTGGGGGGAACTCCTTATGCTGGCAGCGCCGACACGCCGATATCATTTATTGGTCAACAATCATCAGAGGACAGTGCCTATGCGGAATTATATGTCGAGAACACGCTTGAGGTTCACACCGGGATCGAGAATCGTTGGGGTGTCATTTCTGGGGCTGACAATTATCTCCCCTACCGGATGGGGGCGAATCTATACTGCAAATTTGACAGCGATTTGGAGACGATCTCGGTTTCGGCGGATGGTGAGACCTGGACCTCAATTATGATATACCGGTCGGTGAGTGATACACCCAGTGAAGGAGCAGATCCTTACGTCCTGCCCACGCAGGCGTTGCTGCATCCGGGGGAGAATCAGTTTGTGTGTGTGGGTTTGAGCGGGACGGGCTACACCTGGACTTATTCCTATTACGACAGGTGGCTTTGATATGGTGACAGCATTTAAGGAAGTTGCGAACAACGCGGCGGGGTACCTCAACTCAGCGATAGATGATGATGACACATCGCTCACTCTGGAGAGTGGACAGGGGAGTACCTTCCCTGCAACCGGTCCTTTCTGGGTGACAGTGTTCTCTCAAGATCCAGCCGACGGCTGCGAGGTAATTGAGGTTGGAGGAAGAACTGGGGATGTTCTGACCAGCCTGGTACGCGGCCAACAGAGTACAGTAGCGGCGTCCTGGTCCACGGGATCGGCGGTGCAATTACTGTTGACCGCCCAACACCTTGAGGACCTCCACACGGCGGTAAATGCGCTGGAGGCGGGAATCGATTTCGAGCAAACAACAGCATTGTTGGATGTATTCGAGCCGACGGAATCGGCTATTATCACAATTAACGGAGTCCAGTACCGGATCGCGCTCGATCCAGTAGTTTGAGGAAAACAATGAAACGAACAGTTAAACATTCCTTAACAGTTGCGCTCATCGCTCTCCTGTGTTCTGGAGCGGCGATCTATAAACTGGGTGGGCTGGATTTCACCACCGCCACTAATCCCTCGATCCTGCTCCCGAACAGCGACTCGGTTGTCTACACCGACGCGACAGCGGTCCTGTCCGTCAACAATGGTTCGACCGATGTAGCGACGCTGAACGCGGGTACAGGGAACCTCACGGTGGCCGGTGATGTCACCATGGCTAACGGATCAACCTTCAAGGCGGAGACGTTAAAAGCGGTGGACGCGAGCGGGTTGGACTTCCTTAACGATGATGGATTACCCATCCTGTCATTAGGTGATAATCTGCAATGCACATTTGGCGCAGGAATCAGGACAACGATAGGTGCTCTAACTGTAATGAATACAGGTGTGAGTGTGGACGGGGCTGGGACAAATGTTATGCCATACGCGGAATCCATCCCAACAAGCGGGTGGACAATTAGCAACAACACTGCTAGCCCAGCGACATTCACATATCAGACGGTTGACGGTATTCCAGAGTTGTACGTGACAGATGTTGTATATGCAGGGAATACTCCCAATATCAAAACTACGGCAACTGGATCAGCATCATCCTATTACGCATTGAGTTTCGAGGCTAGATGCGATACTGGTAGCGCATCTCTCTCCACAGCTGTCAGAATCAGCGGAACTGACAGGTATTATACGTGGTATTTGACCAATGAGTGGAAGCGATATACGTGGACAATCTCATATTCCGGCGCGGCGAACAATTATGTCAGAATTTTCTTTAACAATTCAGTATCCGGTGGCGATGGCTATCATTTGCGGCGGATACAACTTGAGCCTGTCGCAACGGCTACTTCTCCATCAACAGGGTTTATTCCGGGTGGTATGACCAGAAATGCTGGAGATGTGGTTCTTGGCCATGATTTGACGTTGCTCACCGGTGGGGCGAATCTCCAAGATGCAACTGTTGAGGGTACACTCACATTAGGGGACAGCGGCCAACAGGTATCTGTCAACACGACCAATAATACAGTTCAATTCGGCAATTCTACCACGGCAGATAATGCTACTGTCGATTGTGACGACGGAACTATTAAAACAAACGGAAAATTCAACCTTTCCGCCGGGTCCGAATTGACGGTTTCATCCAATGCGGTAACGGTTACAAAAAGCCGACATTCAGTGACGGCGGCCAGCCCTACGGCGCTCAACACCATCAACGGCGGAGTGAGTGGAGACATGCTTTATTTGTCGGGAACTTCGGCGGCGGTTGCAGTCACGGTAACGGATGGGGCTGGTAACATTCAGTGCGGAGCCAATGTGGTCCTGGACTCCGCCAACGACTGGATTCAACTCCTGTACGACGGAAGTAACTGGCAAAAGATCAGCAGCAGTGTGGACAACTAAATGCTGTCCGGATTATTGGATGTAACCGAGGCGGAGATTGAGGATACAGAAATGCGTAGGCGTGAGTTTTACCAACGGCGGGAAGACCACTGGATTGAGCAAAAGATCCTTCTCTTTGCCATCGTGTTCGCTATTTTCATTTTTGTAGCAAACTGGGTTTGGGGGGCCGGGTGTAACTCGGATGTGGCTTTTCTGGCTCCATCGGCGCGGGTCTCCCTTCGGGCAACCGAGTGCGGTGGTTCCCCCGCTGATCCAACACACTGGGCAGTGACGGTAGACCATCAAGTAAGAATGCTTCTTCAGAACATGGTAATCCCTGGAATCGAAGGCATGTGGATACCGCTGGGTGATTACTACCGGCTGCATCCGGGGGATAACCTGATTGAGTACCGGGCAGTCAAAGCCGGGTTTGTGGATGGCCCCACCGAAAGTATCGTGCTCACTCTGGGGGAGGATATTCCGCTTCCCACTATGGGGGCTTACACGATTACAGAGATCCTTGGGGAGGGGAACTAATGGAATCCGATGCGGTTCTTGAACGTATCAGAACGAGGGTAGCAGATTTCCAAAAGGAAGGGGTCTGGGGCGGGCCTCCTGGGATGGAAACAGAACTCATGCGTGACATGACACACCTCTTGGAGTTGTATGACACACAGGGAGAAGAATTATGGAATTGGCGACAAGAATTGGAGGACCCGGAATTATGCGACGAGTAGCGTTCATCATCATGTTGGGGGCAGTCCTTGGAGGCTGCTACTGTAAGCGGTGTCATGGGGAGACATGGAGTAATGATCTTGTCATCGATGCAACCGAGGCGGCGGAGTTCAAGGCCACGGTGGAAGACCTGTGGAATTACGATGCGGCCTCTGTCGCGGATCTTCTTTTTCTGATCGCAACCGGCGCGGAAGTGCCTTCTGGAACGGCTACGGTGGCCATCAATGATGCTCAACTCAACCGATGGTTCAATACGTCAAAGCAGACTTCATTTGTGAGCCGTTCTTACTGGCGGCTGGGGAATGCCGCCGTGACCCGGAGGATTCCGCTTAGATCCGAAGTCATGGACAGGGTGGTAGAACAGGCGCCTGCGAGAATCGAATCGGCAACCAGACGAGAGAGGTTTCTCTCCCGCATCGATTATTTGAGGACGGGCAATTAAGTGGTGACCGAGTGGAAACAATTTGTCAACAACGCAGGGAGCGAACTCACCGCGACACTGACCAACACGGCTACATCATTCTCAGTGCCAACCGGAGAGGGTGGATTCTTTCCGGCGGCGGGACCGTTCTGGGTAACCGTGTTTGGAACCACGGTGGCCGAGGGGCATGAGATCATTCTGGTCGGCTCAATCTCCGGCGACACCATGTCCAGCTGTTTGCGCGGCCAACAGGGGACTTCGGCAGCCCAATGGCCAACAGGGAGTAACGTCCAACTACTCTGGACGGCTGGAGGTGTTGACCAGATTCAAGAGGCCATTACGGCACTTGAAGAGGGAACCACGCTCACGGATCTGTCATATTCGCAGGCGGTGAAAATCCGCAAGGCGGGCACGGGGGTGAACCCTACGCTTACGCTGATACACTCGCGGGGGTCTATCTCCTCTCCAACCGCGAGCCAGAGCACAGATCCTTCTGGGTCTGTGCTCTTCCAAGCTTACACCTCCACGGCGGCGGTTTCAGTCGCGGAAATTGTGGCACTTCCCGACGGGCAGATACCGGCAACGGGCGACGCTCCGGGTATGATGGAATTCAGGGTGACGCCGAATTCTTCGGCGACTCCAGAGGTGGCACTGACACTGTACAACGACAAATCAGCAACGGCGGGAGCCTCGGAAATTCAGGTCTGGGACGCGACCGGATACGTGCCCACGGCTGCGATTAAAACGGGAACTACAAATGATGGGAAAGTCTTGGCAGCGGGAGCGACCGAAGCGTCAGCGGCATTCGCTACGCTCGCCACTCTTTTGAGTGTGACCGGCAACGCAGGGAAGCACCTCTACACAGATGGTTCTTCGCTCTCATGGACTCAGGTCATCCCAGATCAGGCCACGCACTCCGGGGAGTACCTGACCACGGATGGGAGCGTAGTGTCTTGGGCTGCAGCTGCTGGGGGATCTCCGGGAGCTGATTCTATTGGCGCCTCGGAGATGAAAGAGACTGAGGAGATCACTCTTCTCGGTCTGTTGACCTTGGAAGCATCAACCGGCGATATCGACAGCCTCCAGTTGCGGCATTGCCGGACCTCAACCACTTCACCCACGAACTCGGGTTCCGGGGATGGCACGGGAATCACCTTCGAGTTCTACGAGGGGAGCACCTGGCGGGTGGGGGCACGCATCAAGGCGGATGTGGCCGGTACTCCGAGCAGCGACATGCCCACCAACCTCGGATTCTGGGTTTGCAAAGATGGCGCGGTATCCCCCCCGGCTGATGCAGCCGTGACCATCGGACAGAGCCAGCATGTAGCCATCGGAGATACCGATTTTTCGGCGGCCTGGTTCACGGTTAAGGGGCCTTCTGGAACGAACATCCCTGTGGTGCGTATCGAGCAATCTGACAACGACGAGCCATTCATTCAATTCCAGGGGACCTCGGCGGCGGACGACACGAAAAACATCAGTACGTCGGCTATTGGCACTTACACCGGAAGAATCCGGATCAACATCAATAATACGGATTATTGGATTCCGTACTACACACCTGCATGAGGCGGCAAAGGACCCGATGGAGGGACGCATTCCATTGCGTCCGGACACGATGATGGACCCGGCGATGGACCCGACAGAGCGGGTCCCTCCAGGAAAAAACGTGGAAATGAGAGGAGAGAAACATGGAGCCAGAGCAGGCATTGGAGAATCTGAATCAGGCGGTGGGGCAATTGGCGCTCACCAGGCAGCAGCATTTGATCCTGGCCAAGTCGGTCGAAGTTATCCGGGAGGCATTGGCTCATTACCGGGCGATCAGTACTCCGGCTGGGAGGATGGTTATGGGGAATCCCAGTTGCGCTAAGGCGGAAATACAGGCCAAGACCAGACCGGTGAAACGGGGGAAGTAAGTGGTCAGTAGTTATCAGATCACCCTGGGGGCCGGGTACGGGACACCCACGGGGATCAATCAGCGGGGGGGATTTAACGGGCGGGCCTGCCTGTTCAATGGTGTGGTCCTCCAGCGGGCGGTGTGCGCCTATCCCATCGCCTATCAGGGTAACGCCTGGATGGGAAACACGGTCTGGTTGAATTACTACCCAGTCCTCTCGGAAATGCAGTTGGCAGTCCTGCGGCGCGGGGATTACCGTCTGGAGGTCCGCAGTTCGAACGGCACACTCTTGGCGGAATTGCCGGATATTCTATCCGGAAAGTGGATCGATGAGGTCAACGCGTCTGGGAGCCTAGAATTCACCTACCCAGCGGACAACGCGGAAGCAGCGTATTTCGTGAACCCGAACGAAATCTGGTTGTACCGTGGACCGGCGCTCAATCCGCTGCGGGCCTTCATGATCCAGGCGGTGAGCTGGAAGGATGGTGAGACGCGGGATGTCACAGTCCAATGCGAGGGGTTGCTAGCTCAGTGGGGAGTCGAGGTGCTGCGTGATTACGACGCGGGGGGAGTCGTCACAGTGCGGACTGTATTGGATGCCTGGATCAATGAACACCAGCTCATTCAGCCGGGGATCTATATTGGGGAGATTGACCCCTGGATCCAGTTCACACAGGTCACGGCGGCGGCTGAAAACAAGACCATGTTGCAAGCCTTCCGTGATCTGCATGAGGCCATCGGCGGTTATTATTATGTGACCCCTCAGCGGCGTTTATGCTGGAAGGCCACCATCGGAAATGAAGAAGGCCACAATGTCCGGTATGGACGGAACGCATTGGAGATCACGCGGAGCATCGATTACCGGACGATCAATAACAGGCTGGTTGGGACCGGGGTAGTGAACGGCGAGGATCAGACGGTCACCAAGAACGACACGGACAGTCAGGCGGATTATGGGATTCGGACAGGGTTTTATGAAGCCCCAGACACGATGGTGTTGAGCGATCTTGCCAACCTGACTCAATCCGAGTTGCTGCGGCGTTCGGTACCCGAAACTGTGATTGAGGTGCAGGCCATCGATTTGTCGCATATTGATTATCTTTCGTATGAATGGGAGGCACTGGCTTTGGAGCCGGGCAGCAAGGTGAACCTACTACGCAGAGATGGCAACCGTAAGGGCTTGGCAGTCAGTTGCCGGGTGTACAAGGTGACGCGGGATCTGGCCAAGCCGGAGAAGGTGCAGATCGAGATCGGCGATACCAGCCGAAGTGTGGGGAATGTGATCACTTACAAGCCTCAGAAGAGTTGGTTGGACTCATTGGCGCGGGTTATGGGATATGTGCAGCGCCAAGTACAGAGCAAAGCGGGGACGAACTGATGAACAGGGATGAGTTGGATGAAATGACATGTGGTGATGGTCAGGTGAAAATCTGCGGTCTGAAAATGGATTCGATCTCGGATAAACTTGATGATATGGCGCTCGATTTGCAAGCGCAAAAGGTACTTGAGGAGAGCCATACCAGGGAGCTGTTCGGGAAGATTGACCACCTGAGTGAATTGATCTCTGGTGGTGGACGAGCCGGAACGGGAATCACGCCGAGGCTCTCCTTGCTGGAGCATAGAAGTGACAATCAAGAAAAGATCATTGGCCGGATTGAATCCCGGCTAGATGATTACATTAAGGAGCGGACCGCATTTGAGCGCAAATTGACCTGGGGGATTATTACGGCCATCGGGACGGCCTGTTTGGGGATATTGACGCAATTCATTGGGGGGATGATTCATCATGGATGAGCCGGGGGATGAGCTACTGAATTTCATAGCGGAGAACGAGGGGTTGAAGTTGAAGCCCTACCGTTGCCCGGCGGGGAAGTGGACGATTGGCTACGGTTACAACATGGAGGCCAATGGGATTCCGGGCTGGATGGTGGACAAAGTGCTCAGCGGAAAGGGGATCACCGAGGGAGACGCTGAGAGGTTGCTCATCACCGAGGTTGCGGAGTGTATCTCGCAATGTGGAAAAATCGTGCCGGGTTTTTCGACCCTCACCCACAACCGGAAGATCGCCATGGTGGATATGTGTTTCAATCTCGGAGCGGCAGGGTTGGCCAAGTTCAAGACCATGCTGGCATGTATAGGCCGTGGAGATTTCGGGGGTGCATCAAAGGCGGCGGTCAATTCGAAATGGTACAAGCAAGTGAAGTTGCGTGGTGTGCGTGTAGTCAAACTTATCCGGGAGGGATGAGATGTGCAGGACGAAAAAGAAGGGGCGTGTGAGGCGTTAAAGATGGAGTGTTTGGTGGCCTATTGGGATGGCCGTGAGCATGTCTCGAAGGAATTGACGTTGCCCAGCCTGGAGGAGGCGCTCGCATTCGCGGGGTGGCATCCGGGATCCACGGTGCTGAGGGCGGAGGACCGTGCCTACTATGATCGTTTGTCTGGGGTGTTTATTCCGTTCCGGGGAGGCGGAAATGGATGAATTACGTATCCCAGAAGGGATCAACGAAGAGAAGCTCCGTCAGGCAGAGGAACGGTTAAGGCCTGAAAACAAGGTCTCTGTTATGTGGAGGTTTTCGTTTGGGGCCAAGGGAATCAAAAAGATATCGATATTCGGATGGTTAAAGAAGGTCCGTGAAATCTGGAACAACGAGAGGTAGAAAGGAAAAGGAAATGCCAAAAGAACTTGTTGGAATGATTATCGCTTTCGTTTCCGCGTGGTTGGCTCCCCATTTGGGGAACCTGGGGTTGCCGGAATCGGTAGCGAGCGAGTGGGTGGCGACAATCGCGGCGGCACTGTTCGCGTTGTCGGCCACGGTGCAATGGGTGATCTCGAAGAGCCCCAAGATCTCCGGACCTGCGATGATCGCGGTGAGCCTGATCGAGGAAACCATGAGCGACCGTCCCAATGATGAGAAGCGTACGGCGGCGGTACAGAAGCTGAATGCGATGATCGACGCGATGGAGATGGGGTCGATCCAGAAGTGGTTGCTGAAGCGGGCCGCGCCGATGGTGGTGGAGAGCATTGTGAAGCAGGCCAAGTATCTGCTGATGAAGCCGCCGCCGGTCCTGGCCCTGGAGCCACCGGGAGAAGCGCCGGAAGAGCCGCCCAAGGCGATCAAGAAGAAAGGGTAGAGAAAACATGAAACGGTTAATGGGACTGATCCTGCTGGCTCTCTGCACGGTGGCACACGGGGCCACGCTGTATGTACGCTCCGGGGCGGCTGGCAACGGGAGCGGATCGGACTGGGCTAACGCCTACCGGGATCTCCCGGCCATGCTGGAGCGGGGCATGACCTACCTGGTAGCGGATGGGACCTACGGCTCCCGGACGTTCAAGACGCCCAACGATGGGACCAAGCCGATCACGATCCAGAAGGCCACAGTCAAGGCCCACGGCACGGATACCGGTTGGGATGGGTCGTATGGGGATGGTCAAGCCCAATGGAACGGCTATCTCTATTTCACGACGGACTACTACATCGTAGACGGGGTGACCGGCGGCGGACCTGGAAGTTGGGAATCCGGCTTCGGGTTTGCCTTTGACTTCACCGGCTGGCACCTGGTCCACCTGGAGGGACCGAGGCACGACATCACCTTCCGGCACTGTGACTTCGAGAGCGGGGGCAGGACCTCCAAGAGCACCGAGGACCAGATCCTCTATGCCATTGGCTCGCCCTACAACCTGGTTTTGTCCTACTGCTGGCTGCATGACGTGCGAGGCTGCCAGTTGCTCACAAGGAGCGGACATGACTACCTGATCGAATACTCGAAGTTCTCGCGCAACGGGGGAGGCGGCTTGACCTCCCACCGGGAAGCCTGGTCAGGCTCCAACGAGAGTAACGTGGTCTTGCGGCACTGCTTTTTCGAAGACATCTCGAACACGGCGTTCATCGGGTTGGTCAACGGTTTCGGGGAGGCGTCCAACTGGTCGATCTATGGCAACGTCTTTTGTCACAGCGGGGACCTGGTCGAGGCCGACAACCAGATCAGCCCGGCGGTGATCCTTTTGAAGTATGAGAAAGGGTTGACGGAGATCGTCCCGAGGAATTGGAGGATCATGAACAACACCTTCGCCAACATCGCCGGGAACACCGGCTTCCGGTTTGTGAACGTGGCTTCACCGGGAGACGTGGTGGTCCGGAACAACCTGTTCTGGAGGGGGATCGGGGGAGCGATTCACCTGACCGCGCCCCTCGACATGGATTACAACTGGTACGGGGACAACCAGACTCCGGTGGGTGTGGACCTGGACCTCAGCGCGGCGGTGGCTGAACCCCACTCGAAGGCCGGTAGTGGAGATCCTTTTGTGGACTACCGGGCCAAGGACTGGCGGCTCAAGGACCCCTTGATGGCGGGATCTCTTCTGTCCACGCCCTTTGACGTGGATGCTTACGGGAACAAGCGCGGAGCCGACGGAATATGGGATGTGGGGGCCTATGAATTCGGCCAGGCGGGGCCAAGCCTTCCGACGGCGACGAGGACCCCGACAGGGACTGCCACCCGGACACCGACCGAGACGCCGATTGTGATCGATGTGAGCGGGGCGAGGCAGATCATCATTCAGAAGGTGCGCTAGAGAAAGAAAACCTCACCACGGCTTCCCTGGGGTCCCTAGCGGGCTGTCAGGGGAAGCCCCCACCCACCATGAGTCAGCCCCCTTGTGCAGGCGAGGGGGCCTTTTTTTTTGGCCCGTAAGCTCCTCAGATTATTGGGCCTATGAAATCAATGGGCACCCCCCCCCACAAAATCCTCTTGACATCCATCTGTAATGGTTATACATTATAACCAAGATAGAGAGAGGAGGCCAACAAGATGGCCAAGACAACAATCAACCACTCATGCGGGCACAGCCAGGTGGTGGAGCTGTACGGCTCACTCGCAGACCGTGAGAGGAAGATCAAGTGGCTGGAGAGAGAGGGATTGTGCAGCGCGTGCTATAAGGCTGCCAAGGATCAGGAGAGGATCGAGGAATCCGCCAAGGCTGCCGAGGCCAATAAGGCCGATTACCTGCCAGCGCTTGAGGGCACACCCAAGCAGATCGCATGGGCCGAGCAGATCCGGGCCAAGGTGATGCCGCAGATCGATGGCATGGTGGGAAAGGGGCTGCAAAAGATTTCCGAGCAGGGCACCCCGGAAGGCTCAGAGTGGCAGATCGAGGCGATCACCAAATGGCATGATCAGATCCGTGCACGCAATCAGGCCGCATGGTGGATCGAGCGGAGGGATTGCAGCGCCCAGGAACTGCTTACGCGGCACCTGAAGGCCCATTACAGTGATCAGTTGGCGGCACGCAACATGCGCGCGGAGGTGGCATGATGGAGGCGATCATCTATCGAGGCCCTACGGGGTACATCGCAACTCTATCCACCAACTCATCGGCAAGTTCGTATGGCATCCCGGTCCTGCGGCTGGAGGGGCCTGGCATGGAGGCGATTGATTGCGGGCCAGCCGATATCCTTCCCTCTGGCGTGCCTGCTGCCACGGTGGTGGAGTATGCCTTGCAGGGCAAGCTCCCAAGTGGATGGGCGGGGGAGTTGCCGGAGTTGGATGAGGAGGCCCAAGAGGCGGCCAACAGATATCTGATGCAGTGGCCAGATCGCTGGTCCGGGAGGGGAGTGATATCTGGCAATATCAAGCTCCTGATGCAGGTGCGATCACTCACCCAGCGAGATCTGGCAACCCGGCTGGGGACCACTCAAGCCTATGTTGGGCAGTTGTTGTCCCCGCCGCACGCCAAGCTCTCCGAGGCGGCCGTGGAGCGGATCGCGGCGGCCCTGGGGGTACCCGTGGAGTGGATGAGTGACCCGGCGCTGGCCGGGAAAACAGTTGAGGAGTTGAGAGGAGAGAAATCATGACATGGAATTGTTGCAGCGATGAAAACAACGATACCCCTGAAATCATGCGAATAAAACGCTGGTATCGCATGGGCATGATAACGCGGGAGGATGCTATCATGAGGTGCGCGTCGGGAGGATCGCGTGGCGTGCTGGAGATGGTAGTCGAGGAGTTGAGAGGAGAGGGCAATGAGTAGGGAGGCAGCGGTACTCAGTTGCGCAGTGATAGCCCTAAAGCGGGCGCATGGATTGCCGGCGGGACAGGAGCGAGATTATTGGTACGGGCTGTGGTGTGCATTATCAGCAGCCATTGATGCCCGATACTCCGAGCACATGGAGAGGCGTAACATCATGCGGGCAATGGAGGTGGGGCATGTCTAGGATGGCGGATTACCTGATTGGTGTGGAGGAAGCGCAGGGGCGACTGGCTCCCAATTATCTGGCATGGCGGACACACATCCAGCGGCTGGAGAGGTGGGATCACGGTAAGGCGTACCTCAAGACCGCCAAGGCAAAAAACCTCGCGGGTACTCTGGACAGCCTGAACGAATCCCAAGCGGTGGACCATGCGGCCAATCAAAGGGCCTATCTCCTGGGTGAGGCACTCGCGGGGCTACTGCACGGCTGGAGTTATACCCCACTCAGGGGCAAGGTGCAGGCGAGGGGGCCTTTTTTTACGCAACTGGTGTGCCAATAAGTGCAGTGGGGAAAGGCCCGTTCCCCCCGGGTGGTGGATGGGGTGGGGGGAACGGGGGTTCAGGGGGAGAGAAAAGGGACCAAAAGGACGGAAGGGACCAAGGGGGGGACACGCTGAAGCGTGAACTCCGAACAGGACCCGATGGAACGGGTCCCTCCAGGGGGGGGTTAGCGATGAGATGGTGGCGTAAGAGGGAAATCCCGCATTACCTCCTTAAAAGTCCTCACTTTTGGCGGTGGTTGAATCTTTGGCGGTTCTGGGGGGTCATCCAGTTTCTTGGGTGGCCCCTCGATTTCTTGTTTGGGCTGAATGATTTTTCGGATCCTGACCAATTCTTCGAGCGCGGCCAATGCGGTAAGGGCGATCAATGCAAGGATGAGAGAGAGGAAGCCCTCGATCTCATGGATGGCTGATTTGGCCTCATTGAAACACATCAAGGCAAACGAAAAGGCCCAGAAAAAGACGATTGCCAAGGCAATGCGGAAGATGAGTGACATTGGCTGGAACCCCCGTTCCCCCTTTTGAAATCCCCGTTGTTCCCCCGCTGGGGATGAAGTGCTTAATCTCCGGGACAAGTTAGGAATTGGTGGCTAGGGTTTGGTAACTGGGATGCCCTAGACACCTTGGATGGAGGTCCATCATGTCCGCAGAGATTATCCAACTACCCGTTCGCTTTGATGGTCTTATCGACGAGGGAAATGACCTTCTTGATCTGTTTTTCATCTGCCTGAGTGAGCGTCTTGAGGAACTTGAGGATGCCCGGGGACTTGATCGTGGCGGCCAGGGTCTCCAGCAGGGTGCTGTCATCGAGGTCCAATCCAGCGTTGTAAAGTTTCACTCCCGCCTTTAGGGCTTTGGGGAGGATTTCCTGGTCTTTGAGGATCTGGTGAGCCTCCTCATCGGTCAGGTTGGGATTGGAGAGGCGTTCCCGGATGGTGGATCGGGCCACGCGCAGAGGCCATGTCTGAGCGCCGGAGTTTTTGGGGATGAGGAGCTCGAGGGTTTTGGCGTGTTGAGGCTCATTGAGGCCCCAGCCGGCCTGATAGAGGGCGGCGCGTTCCTCGATGAAGATGCGGGCGACGGTGGTGCGGGTGGTCCGCAGGGCCTTGTACTCGCTGGCAGCGCTGGTGAGGAGGGCTAATAAGGGATCATTCTTTGGATATGTGATCCCGACAACGTCTTGATCTTTCTTGCGGGCCATAGCGTAACGACCTTAACTCATTGAACTTGTGCAATCAATAGAATCAGAACACAGAAAATCCTTGACTTTGTGAACTAGTTCATTCTATGATGCTTGTATAACTGATACAGCGGAGGGAGAGGCGAAATGGATTATCCGAAGGCGATCCGGGTGTTGATGGCGAAGGCCGGGATCGATACGCAGGCGGAGTTGGCCGAGAGATCCGGGCTTCACTACAACACGGTTTCGACGGTGATGAATGGGCCGGGGGATCGTGTGGTGCACCTGATGGGGTTTGCGAGGGGGTTGGGTGTGAAGGGTTCGGAGTTGTTGCTTGAGGCGGAGAGTTATCCGGACCCGGTGAAGGCAGTGGAAATGGCGGCCAGCCAGCAAGCGGGATGAGGTCATTCTGGAATGGTGAAGGATCTCTGGGGTGGGATCAATCTGAGAGTTTGTCTCAGCGGAGACAAGCGGAGAGAGGAGAGACGATGAGGTTAGCAGACAGCAGGGACCTGATCCTGGCGGCATTAAGCCGGGCGGGGATCACGGTGGCGGAGATCGAGCGCTCCGCCGGGATTGGACATGGGACGCTCAACAAGGCATTGGAGGGCAACCGGAACCTGAGCCTGGACCACTTCCGGGCGGTGTTGGCGGAGGTTGCCAGGCGGGACCGTGAGGCGGCCAAGGAGCTGTTGGATTGGTTTGCCGGTCCGTGCGGATTTCTGGTGGTTGAAGCCCCTGGTGGAGAGGGGGGGCGTCCCTATCCGGAGGATGTCCGGAGTCAGTTGGGTTTTGTGGCCGAGCAGGTGGAGGCGTACAGCGACGGGATCGTGGACCGGGTGGAATTCGAGGAATTGCACCGGAACTGGAGATCTGTGGCCTCGCGGATTGAGGGGCACATGGCCTACCTGCGGCAACAGTTACAGGGAAAACGCGCGGTGACGCTGGTGAGGGTAGCGGCATGATCAGCGCAACCGTGAGTGAACGTGAACGGCCCCTGGGGGATGGGAGTATCCAGGAGATGAAAAGGGTGATTCAGCAGTTGGAGCGGGAAAGGATCCTTTTGAATGTGTCGCGGTGGATCCGTTTGCAGAACAGCCTGCTGCGCTGGAGCAAGGAGGAGCAGGACTGGCACGACGAGGTGGTCGTGACGCGCCCAGATTGGGCTGTGGATCTGATTGATACCGAGAGGTTTGAGCAAATCCGGTGGGGGTTTCGGAGTCGAGTTGTACCCCCAGAGTGACGCGGAAAGCGTCAACCCCCAAGGAGGGGTGGGTCCCCCGGCCTGCCCCTCCTGCAAAGAAAAGAGGAGAGAAAGCATGTCATTTCCAGTTCAGCATTTAAGCCCATCCAGCATCAACATGTTCAACCGCTGCGGGCGTCAATTCATGTACCGGTACTTGCAGGGTTTGGTCATTCCACCCGGGATTTCTGCTGTCAGAGGCACGGCGGCACACACGGGGGTTGAAGTGAACCTGCTGAACATCATTCAGACCGGCGCTGCGGCCCCGCTGGAAGCCGTGGAGACGGCTTGCCAGGAGAAGGTGAACTCGGAGTGGGAGAAGGGTGTCAGGCTGCTCCCAGAGGAACAGGAACAGCCGGAAGCCAAACTCCGTGGCGAAGCAGTGGACGGCGCGATCCGTCTGGCCCGGACGCATCACAAGGAGATCGCCCCGAGCCTCAAGCCAGTCTCGCTTGAACGGTGGTGGGAGTTAACGGTTCCGGATCTGCCTTGCACGGTGAAAGGGCGGATCGATCTCCAGGAAGAGCGCGGTCTGCGGGATCTGAAGACCGGGAAAGCCTACCCGACGGAAGACGCGGCGGAGAGATCCCCGCAGTTGACCTGGTACGCCTTGGCGGCCCAGACGCTGGATGGGGTTCCCCCGGAGTATGTCAGCCTCGATCACCTGATCCTGACCAAGACGGGAGTGACCTACCGACCGCAGACGGCCAACCGTGGGCTGGTTGACTTCTCCCGGGAGATCCAACGGGCGCAACTGGCCGCCCACATGATCGAAGACAATGTCTACCCGGCGGCGATGCCGGACCAGTGGTGCTGTACGCCGAAGTGGTGCGGGTATTGGAACCGGTGTCCGTATGGGGCGCGTCAAGCCACCACGGTGAGTTTCTCGGTGACCGGGAAACCGGCCTCGAAGAATGGAGAGGAGGAAGGGATTGATGAGTAGCGCACTGTTTTTGGTTCCCACCCATGAGGCGGTGGACCGTGAAAACCTGATCGAGGTGGCCACTCAGTTTGTGGTGACCACCCAGGCCGACGCCGGGAATGCTGCCCAGTTGCTGACGGGTCTGACTGAGTTGGAGAAGGCCATCAAGGCGGCGCATGACCCGGTGGTGAGTGCGGCCAAGGAAGCGCACAACCAGGCGTTGGCGGCCAGAACCGAGGCGCTCAGGCCGGTGGTGAACGCCACCGCGCACTTACGGCTTGTCATGGCGGCATACCAGCAGAAGGTGGAACGTGAGTACCGTGCCGAGGTGGAACGGAAACGGCGTGAGGCTGAGGCTGAAGCGGAGCGGGTCCGTGCGGCGGCCAGGGCCGAGGCGGAGCGCAAGCAGGCTGAGGAGATGGAGCGGCGGAAGGCCGAGGCTGAAGCGCTGCGGAAACTCAAGGCGCATGAAGCAGCGAAAGCAGTCGAGGCGGAGCCGGTGCCTGATGTGGTGCCGGAACCGATCCCAATCCAACCCCTGCCTGAGTATGTGCCGCCCCCGCCGAAATTGGAGGGGATTCAGTTTAGAACGACTCGCAAGCCAGAGGTGGTGAGTCTCAGGGATCTGTGTGCGGCCATTGGGAGAGGTGAGGCCCCGGACACCCTGGTGAAGGCGGATATGGCCCAGATCGGCAACTACATCAAATCAACCCAGCGGGAAGTGCCGGGGGTGCGGATGGTGGAAGTCAAGACCACGGCGGTGAAGCGATGACAGGCGATCCGCAACCAGAGTTAATCGGGACAGTCCCGCATGATGAGGATCGTTGTGTTGGATGCGGGAGGTTTCTGAAGGAGTTTGATCACGGCCCGATATGCCGTCAATGCTGGAAGGAGGATGAGGAGAATGAGCGCAACCACGAGTACCCCGGCTAATGCGTTGATTGTCAAGCAAAAGACTTTCAAGGACCTGATCGAAAAGGCTAAAGCATCGATCATGGATATTCTGCCGAAGCATTTAAGTCCAGACCGTCTGGCGCGGACGATGCTGTTGGCGATGACCCGTCAACCGCTGCTGTACGAATGTTCGGTGGAATCGATTCTGCAGGCATTTCTGACCTGTGCGGAACTCGGTTTGGAGCCGGGTGGGATACGCGGGTACATGTACCTTGTGCCATTCTGGAACACCAAACAGCGAGGCTATGAGTGCCAGACGATTCCTGGGTACCGGGGTTTGATGCACCTGTCCAGGAACAGCATGGAGGTGAGTCATTTCTCGGCTCATGTGGTTCACGCCAACGACAAATTCCGGGTGGTGTATGGCCTGCATGAGGACCTCATTCATGAGCCATGTATGGATGAGAACCCAGGGGTTGCCATGGGGGTATATGCGGTGGCTCATCTCAAGAGCGGGGAGCATCAATTCGAGGTCATGACCCGCGCTGAAGTGGAGGCGATCAAGAACCGCACCAAGAGCCGGGACAAGGCTGGAAATATCGTTGGGCCATGGGTGACCGATGAAGAGGAAATGTGGCGTAAAACAGTGATACGCCGTTTTGTGAAGTATCTCGAACTCTCCGAGAAAATGGAGAAGGCCATCGAGATATCGGATGCTGAATTTGAGATGGTGAAGGGGCCTGAGAAAGCCACGGTGGACATGGTGGGGATGCTGAACGCTCCCCAGGAACGTGGTGCTGTGATTGATCTGGGGCAGGTACGTCCAGCGGAGCCGGTTCCAGTGGATGAACCGAAAGAGGTTGATGAATGGGGAGAGACTCCGCCATGGGAATCCGTTCCAGAACCTGAGCCGGAGCCGCCTCCAGAGCCGCCGAAATCATCGAAGAAGAAGCCTCCAGTCAGCAGCAGCAAGACTGAGCCTGCCTCCATCGTGGACCGTGCCAACAGCATTATTGCGGACCTGGTGTGGCAATGCCAGGACCAGTGGGTGACCTCGGAGGGAGTGGAGAAGTATATCGGGTTGCCGGTCAGCAAGTGGACCGAGGCGATCCTGCAGGCGCTGGAAGTGGCTTTGGAGCGTCTGGCCAAGGGAGAGACGGCGCGGGAAGTGTTTCCGGAGATGTTTGGGGAGGAGGGGCGATGATGTCCAGAATGGGGAAGTCCAGGCGTAATTACGAGATCACCTATTCAGACGGGCAAACGGTGGTGATTCCCAGGGAGACGATGAACATTACCGAGGTGATCCAGAAGGCCAGACGTGAAGCCGGAGACAGGGATTACCGAATCCGTGTCAGTGCGGTTTTGGATGAAGAAACGCCGCTGGTGGTGGGGTGCTAAGGAGGGGGTCTGGATGCTAGCAGAGTGCTAGCACGTTGCAAGCGTTACGCTAGCGAGGGGATATACTATGGCGGAGTACTTCACTGTGAATAATTGGGACAGATTTCAGCATTATAAGAAGAGAAATCCACCCTGGATTCGTCTCTACACTGCGCTGTTGGATGATTATAAGTTTCAAAAGTTGACTCAAAAGAACCAAAGAATACTCATTCTTCTCTGGTTGGTTGCAGCAAAGACACAAAACGAAATACCGTTTGACATGCCCTACTTGGAAAGGCTAATCCCTGGAATTACTAAGAAAAGCATCACTGAATTATCGAACTCAGGGTTCATAAATGCTAGCACGACGCTAGCAGTATGCGAGCAAGATGCAAGCAAAACCTTGTCCCATAACAGAAGTACAGAAGTACAGAAAACAGAAGTACAGAAAACAGAGAAGCGCGACAAGCGCGTTCCTGCTTGCGCAGGCTCCCATCTTTCCCACCTGATCGCCAACTTTCATTGGGCCACATTGCAAAAACTTGGGAGCAAAATTTGTGAAACCGAGGACAAGGAGAAGTGGATCGAAAAGCAATCCAGTGCCTGGGATGTCATGCTCAAGCATGGTGTCACCCAGGCTGACGCCGAGCAGATGTTCCTCTTCGTGGCCAGCGATAGGGGGGCTTTTTGGCGGGACAAGATCGCCAGTGCCAGCAACCTGTGGGCGCTGAAGGATGGTAAGCGGAAGATCAACACCATTTTGGACCAGGTCAGGAACGGGAATGGCAAGCACAAGCCGGAAGTGCCTCACCGGGTCGTGGTACGGCCCCCTGAACGAGTTTTCACAGCGGAGGAAATTGACAATGGAGAAGTCTGGGAACCCGACGAGTTCGGCAATTTACGGCCCGCTGCGCAAAATCGAGGAGTCAAAAGGTGAGATGGATCGTCCCTTAGACTTCACCCTTTTTGTGACCACGATCCGCTCAGGACACGCGGAGTGGATGCTCTACTGCGTGGAGAAGGACCATGCGACAGGCCGGAGCCTGGTTCTCGATCACACCATGAAGCCGATCCGGATCGAGAAGTTCCTGGCGGACAAGAAATCTCAGGAGGTGGCGGGAGAAGCAAGGAGCGTGACCACGCTAGGGGCGCAGACAGACACGTGGCGGGAAGATAGGGGGCTGACCCATGGAAAGTGACACCCGGCAAGTTATCGATGTCCTACGGGTCTTAAAACGGCCTTCTCGAAGGTCGAAATATGATAACCGGGTCACCTACCTGGGCGGTGAGCGGTTCGATTCGGTGGCTGAGGGGGCCTACTACCAGCGCCTGGTCCTGCTGAAGGCGGCGGGGGAGGTCGAGGATTTCCACAGGCAGGTCCGCCTGGATCTGGGGGCGGGCATCGCCTATGTGGCGGATTTCCTGGTGTGGATGAAAGGGGCCGCCGCCTGTGGATGGTTCGCGGTGGATGTGAAGGGTGTACTCACCAAGGAGTTCCGTCTCAAGGCAAGGCTTTTCAAGGATAAGTTTCCCAGCAATCAGTTGATCATCGCCAAGGCGGTTTACCGGGGGAAGCAGATTATCGGGTTCAACGAAACGGTGTACGGAGAGAGGAGAAAACGGCATGTGGATTTTCAGTGAGGTGGGGTTCTTTTCGGTGGTGGAGGACCATTTGGATTGGCGTTACGTCTGGGTTCGTGCGCGGTGGAAGAAGGACCTGGTGAAGTTGAGGTCATTTGTCCGGAAGAAGAAGGCGGGCTGCGTAATCGGAAAGATTTACGAAACACCAGGCAGGGATTATCCCTTCCGTGTGCATCTGAAAAAGGGGCGATGGGCCTTGGCTCTTTTTTCCATTGGGAATGAGATCAACTACGGCAACTTCAAGGGGGCGATCCAGGACGTGGATCCAGAGCGCGAACAGGTTTACATGAGGGTGTGGAGTGTCATGAAGGACGCTGCCAACCCATCCAAGGGAAACGAACCATGGGAGGGAGGCGAACTATGAACGACAATGTAGTCTACTCCCCAACCTGTATCACCGTGACGTTACAACGGCGTACTCCTGAGCAGATCGTGGAGATCCTGACCGGGGAAAGTATTCTGCTCAGGGCCGAGAATTTCAATTTAATGCATGAAAATCAGAATCTCAAGGAAGCGAATAAGAATTGCCGTGAGCAATTAAAACAGAACACGGAATTGATCGCTGAGCAGACCGAGATGATCAAGAAATTAAAGGAACAGATCCCGAAACGGAAATTCCCGGTCTACATTTCTGGACGGGAGGATGTTCCTTATTGTGTGAGTGTGATTCACTATGGTTCTGGCACTGTCATCAGGGGTGGATTCTTTACTTATCCAGAGGCGCGAGAGTGGTGCAAAGACTACAATTTCGAGGTGAAGTCTCGATGAGCGGACAACCACATGCGAAGCGAATCCGGAGAGGCGGGCTACTGCGGGAGGTACGCCCGGTCTACCTGGCCCGGACCTGGAAAAGCGACTGCCATGAAGGACCGCCGGATATCGTCCCCTTCGAGGAGCTCGGTCCCGCGCTGGAGTTCAGGAAGGGTTTCCGGCGTGGATTTGTGGAGCGCTGGCCAGACCGTGCGGTTTGGGATGAGAAACGAAAGCATTGGACGAGGCCAGTGAGGCCATAACAGCATTATGAACACCACCTTGACCGGGGGACTTTCTCCTTGCAAACCGTACGACGACGCAGACAGAAACTAGACCTCCTACGGCGGAAAGCCCCCGGCCCTTTTTTGTTGATATCCAACGCCAAGGCCCCGCGAAGTAAAGGCCGAGAGTACCTGGGGGAGGGCGGAAACTCCCCCATATAACACCAAAATGACAATGAGGAACCAGGTGTAAAAACAAGCATCCGAGGCGAGGAAGGAGGTGGTCTGTATGGGAGACTTAGGCGGATTCTCACTTAACGGATGAAAGACATGGTCTAAACGACCCAAGGGTAGTAAGCCGGGGAGGGGATCTCTCCCCTCCCCGAATGATGGGAGATCGAGGAATGAAAAAGATAAAGGAAGAGTCTTTAAGCCAAGCCTTACGGCTTGTGGAGAAGCAGCCTGCATATATTCTGGTTCTAGTAATCGCCTTCCTGTTGTCCGAACGGGAGTCCAACCATGCCCATTAAGCCTGAGAAGAAGAAACTCTACCCGGACGACTGGGATCAGGTCGTGGCGTTCCTGCGCAAGCGCAGTGACAACCGCTGCGAACTCTGTGGCGTCTGGAACCACGACTACATCCTGCGGGACATGGTTCACCCCTGGCAGTATGTCCGGGTTCCTGAGTGGAAGAAGCGTCAAGGCGGAACCATGGTCGTCCTGACCGGAGCGCATATCAATCAGGACCCGACCGACAACAGACCTGAAAACCTACTGTATTTATGTCAGCGATGTCACAACCGGATCGACCTGCCTTACCGTATGGACAACGCAACAAAGACGAGGAGCGCGAGAAACGGAACGAAATCATTCCTGGAGGGGAAACCATGATAAGCCGATGGACGTGGAGAGAAGACAGAATCCTGCAACCGTTCTGCCAGAGCGAGGGGAGCGAAACCGAATTGGGGCGCGAGGGGATGGATTGTCTGCGAGGTGAAGGTTACCGCCGCACTGAATGTTCTGTCAGGCACCGGATCAGGTGGCTCCGCAAGCAGTCTACCTGGAACAAGCATTATGAGGGGTATGGGAAAGCGATCTGCCAGGGGGGCCAGGCGGCGTGACCCGGATCGACCCGAACACCATCTACACAGGCGAGGAAGTGGAGGCCATGCTGCACGGGCGGGCCTCCCTTGCCACGCTCCGGCGCTTCGGGTTAAGAGGTCTCGCGGATGGCTATTACGGCCAAAACATCCATGATGCCCTAGTGTCCTGGCTTTCACACCGTGGTAAAGTCGAACCGGAGATGGACCATGAGGAGATGGTTTGCCGAAGCCCGGAAGGGCGGGTGGTGCTACAAGATCAGGGGTATGGTGCGGGACACCGCCAGGAAAAACTTCACGCTGCGCAAACTCGGAAACAACCAGTGGAGAGTCTCCGGATACGATTCCGGCGGAAGGCAAAAGAGATACAGGATCGTCGCGGAATCAGTTGAGGAGGCGATCCAGGAATCAGAGAAGATCCTCGGATTCACCCCTCCTGAAACCCCCGAATTACTCACGTTGGATACTGTCTTCTCCCGCTGGCTGGAGAGCCTGGGGGTAAAGTCGAAAACCTTCAAAGATTACCAAAATTACATTGATTTATTCCTGGGGTGGGTGGAAAAGCGCGGAGAGATTGACCTTTTTTCGGATCTTCGCTTGGAACACCTCCAATCTTATGCGAATGATCTGGTTCGCGGTGGATACTCGGGGAACACCGTCCGGCTTTACATGGTGCCATTGAAGGCGGCCTCGCGGTGGGCTTCAGTCAACTGGGAAGGTCAGATCAACGACGCTGGCAAGGGCTTCAAACTGCCCAAGGTCATCCAGACTCGATACGAGAGCGAGGAAGCCCCGGCGCTCTCATTGGCCGAGGTGTGTGGATTTCTGGAATACCTCAGAGAGGCTGAAGATGGAGAGAAAGTGATCTTGGGAGTGGCGCTCCAAGCCCTTGCTGGACTGCGGGAGACTGAGGTGTTGAGGTTGACTAGGGCCAAACTAGACCGGGATCTCTTGACTGTAGAGGGAGAAGTAAAAAACAAACCTTCGATCAGGCGGATTCCGCTCCCGGCCCTGGTGTTGGACTACATCGCGGAATATCCAAAAGGGGAACGATTCACCACCTACAACCATTACACGGCGTACTCCAAAGCAGTGACCGAGCACATGGTGGGCTGGGCGCGTGAGTGTCCGGGTGTTGGAAGGCGGCTTCCGGCGCGGGAGTTGAGGCGGACATTGCCGAGTGAACTGAAAGCGAGGGGACAGTTCGGGTGGGTGACCGAGCGCTACCTCGGGCACTCTGCCAAGACGATTACTGATAAGCATTACGTGGCACTTCCGGAAGTGAAACTTTTTGAACTCATGCGGGTTCAAGTGGTTCGTGTCATCAACCGGTTATTGAGGACCTTTAGGTCAAAAAAGCACGAAAAGAGCACGGTTGACAAAGTCATCATTTTGAACGAGCATCGTAACTGTAGTTAAATCAGGCGGGAAGGGTGGCTGGGGAGCAAGGACTCGAACCTTGAACTTCCTGATCCAGAGTCAAGTTAGGGTTATCATAATATCAGGCAAAATATAAGGGGAATGGGGATGAGTACAGGTTCAAAGAGGGGTACCTTGGACCTAAAAAAGCACGAAAAAAGCACGGCCCCAAAACGGTCCTCCAAGCGCATCTCCAAGAAGCCTAGCCCGAAAAAAAAGTCCGGCAAACACCCCGGCGGTTGTCCCACCAAACGCACCCCTGAAGCCAGAGCAAAGATCCTTGAAGCCATCCGATTGGGATCAACCTATGAGTTGGCGGCTAATTACGCAGGGATGAGTTATCAGACCTTCAATGAGTGGGTGAAGGACGATCTTGAGTTTTCTGACGCGGTAAAAGAGGCCGAGGGGGAAGCGGCGCTCAAGTGGCTCAAAAAGATCGAATCGGCGGCCAACCAGGGGAACTGGTTCGCGGCGGCCTGGAAGCTCGAGAGGCGGTATCCGAACCAATACGGGAAGACCGTCTCTCAAACCGAACTGACTGGCAAGGACGGCGGCCCGATCCCAGTGATCCGGCTCCCGGATGATTGGGGACAGAAAGATGGAGATTGATCTCCGCAACCTCAAGGCTGTCATCAACATGACCTACTACCCGTTGTTCTGGAATCACTCCCGCTATCTGGTCCTCATGGGGGGGGCTGGCAGTGGAAAGTCGGTCTTTGCGGCACAGAAGATCCTGGTCCGCCTAATCACTGAACCAGGCCACACCATTTGTGTGCTTCGGAAGGTTTTCAGGACCGTCAGGCATTCCTGTTTCGCCCTGTTCAAGCAGTTGATTTCCGCGTGGGGCTGGTCCGAGTTCTTCAGGGCAAACAAAACCGATATGTCGCTGACGTTCGCCCCAAATGGAGGACGGATCATCTCCATGGGGCTGGACGATGTGGAGAAGTTGAAGTCCATCGCCGATATCACTGGCTTCTGGATCGAGGAAGCAACTGAGATAAATCAAGACGATTTCGAGCAAGTGGATCTCAGGCTCAGAGGTAAAACGCCTTCTTATAAGCAGATCGTTCTCTCCTTCAACCCGATCTCCCGCCTGCACTGGCTCAAGAAACGCTTCTTTGATACCGAACAACACGGGCTGACAACAACTCTCAAGACCACCTACCGGGATAACCGCTTCCTCGATAAGGAAGATGTCCAGAAGATCGAATTACTCAAGGAGCAGAACCCTTCCTTGCACCGGATCTATGGAGAGGGGGAATGGGGGTTCATCGAAGGTCTAATCTATGGCCCGCCTGTTATGGATAAATGGCCAGAGAGTTTCGATGATCAGTTCTATGGTATGGATTTCGGGTTCAACAATCCCACCGTCTTGGTGTGGTGCGGGAGTAAGGATTTCAACCACACCACCCGGCAAGGTGACGTTTATCTCCGGGAGGTCATCTACCAGAGCGGGCTGACCACGCCGGATATCGCGGACCTGCTCCGCTCGAATGGGGTCCGCTCGAATGATGTGATATGGGCAGACCCGGCTGAGCCGGACCGGATTCGGGAACTCTCCAAACACGGCTTCAACGTCAAGCCCGCCAAGCGCATGGAGTCCGGCGGGAAAGGAAGCGTCAAAGCGGGGATCGACTTCCTGTCCAGCCTGCGGCTGCATTCCAATCCAACCAACGTCAACCTCAACAACGAGTGGGAAACCTACTCCTGGCAGCAAAAGGACGGGGTCTACATCGATGAGCCGGTTAAATACGCAGATCACGGCATGGATGCCATGCGTTACGCAATCTGGAGCCAACTACACAAAGCCAACTCTGTGATCCGGATAGCATAGGAGGGGGAAGGAAGATGGAACTGAACGAACTGAAACTAGCCTATGAGACCTTGAAGGGCAAGGAAAATCACCATCACATTCGCTGGGATTACTACGAGGGACGCCAGCCGATCCGGTGGTCAAAGGAAAAATTGCAAGAGGTCTTTGAGCATTTGACGGCTTTTATTGAGAACTGGTGTGCAGTGGTCATCGATTCGACCTGTGACCGCTTGGTCCTGGAGTCGCTCAACATCGTCAAGAATGACACTCTGATTGAGAGGATAGCGGAGATCCTCCACGAGACAGGACTGACGCTGGAGGCCGCTGACATCCATCGTGAGGCGGCCATTGTGGGCGAATCATACGTGATCGCCTGGAAGGACAAGGAAATCGAAGCCTACCGGAATGATGCCAGAATGACCCACCTGTTCTATGAGGGGGATAACCCAAGACTGCCATGGTTTGGAGTGAAGCAGTACGAGGCCGAGGACGAAACGGCGCGGATGGTGCTTTATTTCGGGGACCGGCTCGAATACTACAGGTCCAAAAAGAAAATGGATCAGATGGGAACAACCTTTGCGCAGGGAGAGTGGGAGAGCGATAATGAGGTGGCCAACGATGGCTATCTCCCCAACCCGTTTGGAGAGGTTCCGGTATTCCGGTTCACCATCGACAGCCGAGGGTCCTCGGACCTGGACAACGCCATTTCGATCCAGGACATCATCAACAAGACGCTCTCTGATATCGTGGTGATCGGCGAATATGCGGCATTTCCGCAACGTTGGGCGGTCACTAACAACAAATTCCCCGGCAAGGTACCGGTGACACCTCAGACCACGGTTCTGTTCACCCCCAATGATGAAAGCAATGGCGAGCCGACACAGGTGGGAACATTCCCGGTGGCTGACATGAAAAATCTGCTGTCCGTGAAGGACAACATGTCTCACTCGATGGCGATCATCACCCGGACGCCGAAGCACTATGTCTATGGGATGGGGGGCGATCCATCCGGTGAGGCGTTGATTGCGAGCGAATCACCACTGGTCAAGAAAGTGTTGCGTTTCCAGGCGCGGCTAGCTGACACCTGGTCCAAACTGGGAGCTTTCCTGCTTAAACTGGACGGAAAGGCGGTCAAGCCCACCGAGGTCAGACCGACCTGGGCTAATTCCCAATCGATTCTTCCTGTCTCATTGGCCACCATCCATAAGACAAATAAAGATGCCGGTATCCCGATCATTACGCAGCTCCGGGATGAGGGGTGGAGTGAGGATGAAATTCAGCAGATGCTGGAGGACAAGGCGCTGGAGGGATCGGCCACCCAGAACAACAGCGAGACCAAGGCAGGGCCGAACGCGACTCCGGAAGAGGTCAACGCGGCGGCGGACAAGACGGCGGGCAACCTGGAATCCATGGCGGCTGAGGCCATGCAAGCGGTGGCGGATGGGGCCATCGATGTCCTGGCCAAGTCGGGGGCGCTGGAGCGGATCGCCAAGAGGGCAGCGCGTTGAAAGGGAAGTCCAACGCGGCGCTGTATGCCGCATACCACACCAAGACCGAAGAGGTCATGGCCGAGATTGAGAACGGCCTGGCTAACATCAAGGCGGGGATCGAAGACAAAGCCTTCGATGAGTTCTACATGGCCATGAAGGGGACCATCGAAGCTCCCCTATCCTCGGTCACCTACAAGAAATCGGTTGAAATGCTCAAGGACAGGGCGAGACAGCAAGCCAAGACTTTCGCCACGAACCTGACCGAGGCGCAGCTCAACACGATGGCTCAGACCATCGCCGATGGACTGAAAGAGGGCCTCGGAACCCACCAGGTGGCACGGCGTTTGTCCATGGTCACGGGGCTGGACTCGAACCGGGCCAAGACCTTCCAGAAGTATGTCGATGACCTGGCGGCCTCGGGGGTTACCGGGCAGAAACTGGACCGGATGAAGGAGAAGCGATTCAAGGAACTGCTGGGAGATCGGCGGCGGACCATTGCCCAGACCGAGGCGCGGTTTGCCACCTCTCACGCGAGGCAGACCGAGGCGGTCGCCACTGGAGCCAAGTTCAAGGTGTGGATGACTGTGGGGGATGATCGGGTTTCCCAACAGTGCCGTTCAAATCAATCCGGTGGACCGATCCCGATCAAGGACGCCTTCCCATCCGGGCATGGGAGACCGCCAGCCCACCCAAATTGCCGTTGTACGCTGGGTTATGCGATGAGCAAGAAGCAGGCGGACCTGATCCACAAGGAGATCGAGGGGCAGCCTTTTGAGAAGCCGGTGCCGCAACCACCCAAGCCGAAGGTGGTCAAGATCAAGCCGGAGAAGATTGACGATGCAGTCCAGCAGTTGGAGGCCGCGATCCCGGACATACCGGAGATCCCCCTGGATCTGGACACCCTGAATCCGGCGGCGCTCCAGACCCACTGGGATGAGGTGGATAGGATATGGGAGGCGCGGAAGCCGAACCTCGATCAGGAACTCACCTATTTCCGGGACGCCAAGAACCTGGGTGGGATGCACTCCAAGAGCATCTACAAGGATGCCCAGGGGAATTCCTGGCTCTTCAAGCCCCAGGAGGAAGCCTTCCGGACCCATGGTGAGGAGGCGGCCTATAAGATCGGGCGGTGGATCGATCCGGATGCTGTGGAGGTCCGGGCTTGTACCCTGAACGGACAGACCGGTTCGATTCAGAGGCTCATTCCGGCGAGTGATCTGACCGGGGAGATGAAGGAAGTCGCGGACCAGTTCCTGGACCAGGTGCAGCGGGAGCATGTGATCGACTGGCTTGTTTCCAACCACGACGGTCACCCTGGTCAGTGGATCATCGGGGCCGATAACCACCTCTACGGGATCGACAAAGGGCAAGGCTGGAGGTTTTTCGGGAAGGATGCCCTGTCGATCAACTACCATCCCAACCGGGTCCACGGGTCACCGGAACCGCTCTACAACACGCTCTTTCGAGAGGCCAAGGCGGGCAAGTGGAAGTTGACCACGGACAAGGCCAATCAGGCGCTGGAGTTTATCCAGCGGGCCGAGGCGATCCCGGACGATGTGTTACGGGCGGCGCTCAAGGAATATGCGGATGGCAGGCCGGGTAGTGCGGACAAGTTTATTGCGGATGTGCTCAAACGGCGATCCGCGCTGCGGGGAGATTTCGAGCGGTACTATTCGGACATTCTCGGGAAACCCTTCACCTTCGGGCAGGAGGTTGCATCGGCAATCAGGACCGCTGAGGAGTTGGCCCAGGCCGAGATCCTGGTGGCGCTGGAGAAACATGCGGCGGAAGTGAGGAAACTGGGGGCACAGGGGAAGACGCTCAAGATCGACAAGGCGGATATCGAGGACCAGAACCTGATGGTTTTCACCGAGAAAGCGTCAGATGGATCGACCCGGACGGTGCTCACCGGGAAGTTGCGTCCCGAAGTTGAAGGCCGGTTCCTGCCTGATTTTCAGGCGCGGGCGGGAGGGAGGCCAGCCCAGGCCGCTGTAGCCAATCCCTACCATGAGACGGTGTTGAAGGCGGTCAAGACGGTCCAGACGCATTGGGCTGACAAGCAGTTCAATGCCGCCACGCTCAACAACCTGTGGGATCTCAAGGCGGACCTGGAACTTGTGGCGGCGGATCCATCCAACATCAACCGTGGGATGGCCCAGTATTACCTGACCTGGCTCAACAAGATCGAAGACGCGGTGGACGCCTCCAAGGCCACTCCCCTGACTGGCACCCTGACAGAGTTCAAGGCTCCCGCAGCGGCGGTCACCACGCCGCCGGGTGGTGGCGGTTACACGCTTTCGCATGGTCCAATCACGGCCACGCGGCGGGAACTCAGGGAAGGAATTACAGTGGCCCAGGCCGAGAATGTCTCCGAGAGGGACCTGTTTGGCAGGAGAATGGCGGAAGGTTCCCAGTATACGCTCCTCTTTCCAGATGGCACCCGTGCGGTGTACCGGCCCTTTGGCTCGGGGAATGCCTTTGCCCGTGCGGGGCAGTTCGAGATTACGGTGACCGGGGAAGCGGGCGGGGATTCGATTCGCCGCGCTCTGGAGGCTTTGAAGGAATGGGGAGTGGATACGGCTTTGGCCACGCCCCTGGATGAAGAGTTGATGTACCTCCAGAAACACGCCTACCTTCGTTCATTGGACAACAAGGCCGCCTACAAAAAGATGACCGAGAAGTGGAAGACAGGCGATGTTCCAACCGAAGATCGAGTCAAGGAACTGAAGGGATACCTGGAGAGAAACGGTGTCACCTTCGATGCGGCTGCATACCATCCGGCTGGAGTCTACGAGGCGGGGTTCCTGGACGACTCAGTTGAAGCAGGCCATCGGTTCCAATACCGTGCGGATCTCCCGGACGATGAGTTTGCCCGGGAGATGGGGGAGTATGTGCTCCAGCATGAGGTCACGGGCGGGAATACCCTGGAAACCGCGCTGGAGGCGATCCTTCAGAATTCCGGGGACATGTTGTCCACGACTGAGAAGCTGCGGGTTGGGGTCAAACCGGGGGGGATGTCTCCTGTGGAAGACATGGATACGGGGGGGGCATCCTACTTTTTCACGCGGATCAGGAACCGTAACCAGACCACCAGCAAGGGGCTGTTTTTCAAGCCGGACTTGCTCAAGCGGCTGGATGCGATCAGTTATGACTCGGACAAGTATGGCAGGACCACGGGGGATGTCCCACGTCAGCGGGCCTGGAACTACCAGGGATGGAAGAGGATTGCTCAGGCTCACAGGAGCGATGAGACTATCTTCAAGCACGCCGTGAATCTGTTGGAGGGGATCGACCACATCAAGACCGGATCGGCGGCGGAGAGGAAAAGGATCCTGGCCATCTTTCGCAAGCACGGGATTACGCGGTTGCCGGATGGCCGGAAAGTGGAGGAAATTGTCAAGTGAATGCTGAACAGCAGGCGATTATCCACCGGATCAACGCGGTGGGGGCGCGATATGTGGTTCACGATGAGAAGGGCGAGTATGTCACCCAGGACACCTGTGATTCCCTGGTGGTTCTGCATGAGGCGGACGGGTGGGTGTTCTTCCTGCTCAGGCCGCTGGGGTGGACCAACGGGTCCCAGTACGAGCACCTGGTCCAGTCCAAAGTGGACCAGGTGGAGGGGGCGCTGGAACCATTGTCCCTCAAGTTGGTGCGGGATGATGGATGGACGATCACGCTCAGTGGTCTGGATGCGGACCAGAAACAGGACTGGGTGCGTTGGAGGGAGTACAAGAAGAAGCAGGATTGGTACGAGCGGGTGGACTCGGAGACCATCGCCAAGTGGACGGAATACGCCAAAGGAATGGGCAGAGATGATGCGGTTTCTGATTGAGAGCCTGCCCGTGGATCCTTTGCTGGCCGATGAGTGGGTGCCAGCGGGGGTGTGGGTGCTTTCGGATGAGCGGGATGAGTGTGTGGTCCTCTACGCCGAGGATGATCCGCCCTCGATGGAGGCGGCTGAGAGGGCGCGGGAGATTGTCGAGGCCGCCTTCGGACAATCACCGATCCTCCCGATAGACTTTCTTGATTATCACGCCAAAAGCGCGGGCAGGAACAATCGTGGAGTGTACAGCACCACGGCCTATGCCACCTGTGATCAATGTGCCGAGGCGGTGATGCGTGAAATACGAGTTATCAGATCGACTATAAAGTAGCCCTTGACATTCGGGGGAGAATGAGCGATAGATAGGAGGATGGCAAGTCGATGACTTCTGCCAGCACACCGACGGGTTCCGATGGAACCCCCGCAACAAACGCCGATGGCGTGAAGGACGAGGCAGGGACCTCTGCTGAGTTCGATTCCTGGATGGCACAACAGAGCGAGGATGTCAGGAAGAAGATCCTGGACTGGCACGAATCGCAGACCAAGCCGCTCAAAAACGCCCACGAACGTG